AGGAACACCCGCCAAAATGTGTTAGAAGGGTGCCACCATGGCCACTGCGATGACATTCACGACGTTGAAACAGGACGTCCAGCGCTATCTGGAGCGGGGAAACACCCTCGCCTCGGATCCGATCGTCTTCGAGCAGATCCCGCGCCTGATCAATCTGGCCGAGCGGCGCATCGCCCGCGAGCTGAAGATCCAAGGCTTCATCAACGTCGTCACGACGTCCATATTGGCCAACTCGTCAGTCATCCCCAAGCCCGACCGCTGGCGCGACACGGTGTCCGTCTTCATCGGCACCGGCGTCAATGGCGACACGCGCAAGCCGCTCTACACGCGCAGCTATGATTATCTGCGCAGCTACTGGCCCGACGCCACCCAGACCGATGAGCCGATCTTCTACGCGGACTATGACTATAATCACTGGCTGGTCGCGCCCACGGCCGACATCGAGTACCCAGTAGAAATACTGTATTACCAGTTGCCCGCCCTCCTCGACGAGGACAGCCAAACCAACTGGCTCACCGAAAACGCACCGGAAGTGCTGCTCTACGGCACGCTCCTCGAGGCGACGCCGTTCCTCAAGAACGACGAGCGCATTCCGGTGTGGCAAAATATGTATGATCGCTCGGCGGCGATGTTGAACGGGGAGGATCTCGCGAAAATCCTCGACCGCAGCGCCACGCGCAAGGAGGCTTAAAGAGAATGCCCAACAGTTTCACACAGGTCTTCGGCGGCACGACGATCTACCCCGCCGACGTCTCCTATCTGGCTCTCGCCCTCACCGCCAACACGTCGCTGGAGTGGCCCCTCGAGGCTACTGCCGGAAGCACTGTCGTCGCGCGCATCATCGACATCACGCCCACAGGCTCGTACACGATCACCATGCCCGAGGCGACGTCTGTCAGCGTCGGCCAGACGGTCCTGTTCAACAACATCGGCCCGAACACGGTCTTCATTGTTAAGGCAGACGGCGGCGCGATCCTGAGCATCGCGGCTGGCGAGCAGTGGCAGGCCTACCTCATCGACAACGCGACGGTCGGCGGCACTTGGCGCACGCTGCGCTACGGCGCGTCCACTGCGCAGGCTCAGGCCGCCGCACTCGCGGGTCCGGGCCTCATCACCGAGGGGTCGCAGCTCGCGCAGAATTACGAAGTCATTGACTTCTCCGTCACGCCCTACACCCTCACCGCGCCCGACCGCGCGAAGGTCTTCATCTGGGATGGCGGCCTCGGCACGCTCAACCTGCCCTCCGCGCCTAGCGCGGGCGACGGCTGGTTCGTGCAGGTCCGCAATGCGGGCCAAGGCGACCTGACCATCGACCCGTCGGGCACGGAACTCATCAACGCAGGCTCGACGCTCAACCTGCAGCCCGGCGACAGCGCTGTCATCGTCAGCAACGGCACGCAGTGGTACACGATCGGCCTCGGCCAGCAGGCTGTCTTCGCGTTTGACTACACCTCCATCGCCGTCACTGGCGGCACGTACACGCTCAGCGGCTCGGAGCTGAACCGCATTGCGTACAAGTTCACCGGCACGCTTGTGTCGAACGTCACCATCGTCGTGCCTGCCACTGTGCAGCAGTACTGGGTGAACAACGCCACAACGGGATCCTTCACGCTCAGCCTGAGAGCGGCAGGCAGCGGGACGTCCACGCCTGTCACGCAGGCGTCCACGAGCATATTGTACTGCGACGGCACGGACATTATTCCGGCCACCACGGCGGTCACCTTCGCGGGGATCCTGCCGGTGACGCAGGGCGGTACGGGTGCGAACAACGCACCGTCCGCACGTACCAACCTCGGCGCGACGGGCATCGGCTCGAGCCTGTTCACGGCAGTGAGCGAGGCGGCTGCGCGCTCCGCGATATCGGCGGCGAAGTCGGGCGCAAACTCCGACATCACGTCGCTCACCGGCCTCACAACGCCACTGTCCGTGCCACAGGGGGGCACAGGCGCAGCCACACTGGCGGCAAATGGCGTCCTGCTCGGTAACGGCACTTCTGCTATACAGGCGACTGCCGTTGGCGCGACTGGTCAGGTTCTCGTAGGCAACACAGGCGGCGCGCCCACATGGGCTACGCTCACGGGTATCGGCGTCACCTCGCTCAGCTTCGGTTCTACCGGCCTCACGCCCGCCACGGCTACCACTGGCGCTATCACTGTTGCCGGTACGCTTGGTGTTGCTAATGGCGGCACGGGCACCGCCACCGCCTTCACCGCTGGCTCCGTTGTGTTCGCAGGCGCTTCGGGCGTGTATACGCAGGACAATGCTAACTTCTTCTGGGACGACACCAACAACCGTCTGGGAATTGGTACGGCTACGCCTGCGGCGAAGCTATCTGTTGCTGGCAACCAAATCAATACTGTCGCTGACGAAATTTATGCCGTCGCTCTTAAATCTACCAGTGGAAGTTTGAAGCTCTCTCCTTATCGGGCAGCGCACGGCGGTAGCATCCTTATATCTTTCAATGCCGATGAAAGTGTATACGCACCGTTTACCGCCAGCGCCGCGTATATTCGGCTGCAAACCGACGGCACAGAACGCATGCGTATCACCACTGCGGGTGACGTTGGGATCGGTACGAGCGCGCCGGATGTCACTCTCCACGTACAAAGCAGCACGGGTCAGGCGCGTGTCCAAAATACCACTTCTGGCACTGCGCTAATTGGCTTCCGTAATTCTACAACTACCGATGTTCCGTGGGTTGGCACGGGCGGCGATGATATCCGTATTACCACCCAGTCTGCTGAGCGCATGCGCATTCTTAGCGGTGGTAACGTCGGGATTAGTACGAGTACGCCTACGGCGATGCTTTCCGTCAACGGCACTACCAAAGTAGGCGAAGGCGTAGCAACCAACACCTCGAAGCTGATGGTGAACACACTGTCCGGCGTTGCCGCTGGTATCCAGCTTATACAGGACGCCAACGAGAGCTGGATTATCCAGAACCCAGCATCAACAAACGTACTTACCTTCGGCAACAGCGGCACCGAGCGCATGCGCATCACCGCTGCTGGCAACGTCGGGATCGGTACGACTTCGCCTGAAAGTCCGTTCCAAGTTCTAGCCCGTTTCCGTGTCCAGAGCGATGGTATTGTCCGCTGGGGTAGTAGTGTTGCCTCTGCGTCGTACAACGAAAGTGGCTATCTGACTTGGAACACCGGGCGTGTAACGGTCGGGTATGAGGGCACGGGTGCGGTAACTTTTGAGACCACTGGTGCAGAAAGCATGCGCATCGACAGCGCGGGCAATGTCGGGATTGGTACGAGTTCACCTGTATATAAACTGGTCGTCAGCAACGCTGGCGCGGCGGGGATTGAGTTGGACCCTGCAACTGGCATAATCCAGACCTACAACCGCACCACTGCTGCCTACACAAACTTGTCTACATACGGCTTGCAGCAGCGGTTTTTCACCGGCTCATCTCCGATTGAACGCATGCGGATTGATAACACGGGACCGGTTCTTATTGGTCTGACTACTGCGTATCAGACTGCCGCTAACGCTACCAACCTCCAGATCGGTGACCCGCTCACTACAGCCGGGGCTGGCATTTCGCTTGGCGCGACTACCACTAACGATATTGCCTTTGCGGATAACACCACTGGTACAGGACAATATGCGGGCCTCATCCGCTACTCGCACACCAGTGACTTCATGGCGCTATGGACAGCTTCTACTGAACAGATGCGCATCACCAGCGCAGGTGACGTGGGGATCGGCACAAGCTCACCCACTGCACGGCTGCACGTAAATTCAGGGGCATCGACTACTGCCGCGATAATCGAAAGCACGGGGACAAGCTCTTTTGTAGGGCTGCGAAATTCCGGGAGTACTGCGTATGTAGGCTCGGATAGCACTGGCGCACTGCTCATCCAGACCCCCGGCTCCAGCTTCTCAACGAAAGTATTCGTAGGTTCGACAGGTAACGTCGGGATTGGTACGGCTTCACCTTCATATCCGTTGGAAGTTCGTCAGGATGGTGCATCTTCGGCTACCTATATCGGGTCGCTTAACACCACGGCTACTGGCAGCACCGGTATTGCAGGGTATCTTGCTCGTGCTGGATCAAACTTCGCATATTTCTATGTGCGTGGCGACGGCACAGCATACCTAGAAAATGCCACTGCTAACCCCCTAGGCTTCGCTGTTAATGGCTTTGAGGCTATGCGCATCACCAGCACAGGTGGTGTGGGGATCGGTACGAGTGCGCCAAATGGCAAGCTAACTGTAGCAGGGTCTATAACGGCGTTCACTACTGGGGTTACAGACCAGCTTATAATGGAGCCCCTAACGGCTGGTTCAGGTTCGATTATACTTTCGGTCAACGATGCCAATAACGCCTACCGAGATTTGACGTTAAACGCCGCTACGCAGATTTTTAAAATTAGCAACACCGAACGCATGCGCATCGACGCATCGGGCAACGTCGGGATCGGTACTAATAACCCGTCATCAGGTAGGCTGGTTGTGGACTCCGGCGCGTCTTCTACTACCGCCGTATTTAACTCCACAACAGATACCTATATCCAGCTACAAAATAGCGGCACGAATGGCTTCTATATACAGTCCGCATCGGCTGCTGCTTATCTCTGGAACCAGCTAAACACACCGCTTCTGTTTGCTACCAACAACACCGAACGCATGCGCATCGACAGCTCGGGCAACGTCGGGATCGGTACGAGCGCGCCTACGGTTTACACCGGGTACACTACGCTTGAGCTGGATAACGCTAGCAATGGCGGCATCCTAAGCATCAAGAAGGCTGGCAGTGTCGTAGGTTACATTAACGGCGTGAGTGGTATGCTCATGCTCGCCCAGAGCAATGACCTAAAGCTGACCACCACAGGCTCAACCACGATCCAGTTCAGCACCAACGCCACAGAACGCATGCGTATCGACGGCTCAGGCAATGTCGGGATTGGTACGACTGCACCTGCCTACCCGCTGTCTGTTCGTCGTACTTCCTATGGGGTCACTGCACAGTTTCTTACTGAGGATGGAACCGGCAACCCGCGTCTGGCAATTTACGGCAGCTCGTCTGGCACAACTATTCAACAGACATGGGCGTCTGGTGCATCGAACCTAATCTTTGCAAATGGCGGTGCTGTTGGCTCTGGCACCGAAGCTATGCGCATCGACAGCAGCGGTAGGCTTTTGGTAGGCAGCTCTTCGAACGTAGGGTCCGAAATCACCTTGTTTAAGCAATCAGGCGCTTCCACTGCGCCGGTTACGCGGATATGGAACAACGAAACTTCCGGTAATAACGAGTTTATAGAGTTTGCGACGGAAACTTCCTACACTAGCCGGGGTTCAATTACCTACAACCGTGCGGGCGGATTGGTGGCATACAACACCACCTCGGACTACCGCGCCAAGAATATCATCGGGCCGGTTGAAAACTCTGGTACGACCATCGACGCGCTCAAGGTCCACACCGGAAAGATGCACGATGCAACCATAGAGCGGCCTATGCTCGTTGCTCACGAAGCGCAGGAAGTAGTGCCCTATGCGGTCACAGGCGAAAAGGATGCCGTCAACGAGGACGGAACACCAGACTACCAGCAGGTTGACCATCAGGCACTTATCCCGCTCCTGATTGCAGAAATCCAAAGTCTACGTGCCCGTGTGGCGCAACTCGAAGAAAGGAAGTAAAATGGCTGTATCTTACACATGGGGCATCGTGCAGCTCGACTGCTACCCCGAATATGACAACCACACCGATGTGGTCTTTACCGTACACTACACGCTTTCTGGTGAAGAGGCGGGCTTCTCCGGCGGCGTTTATGGCTCGGTCGGCGTGACCCTCGACGAGGGCGCTACCTTCACTCCCTATGCGGACCTTACCGAAGCGCAGGTTGTTGGCTGGGTGCAGTCGGCACTTGGCGAAGACCAAGTTACCGCGTATGAAGCAAATGTGGCCCAGCAGATCAACGACCAAGTCGTGCCGCCGGTAGTCACACCCCCATTACCATGGAGCGCATAATGGAAATAAATCTGAACCTTACCGTAGACGAGATCAACGCCGTACTGCAGACACTGGGCGCACTGCCCACGTCTTCCGGCGCGTGGCCCCTCGTCGTAAAGATCAAGCAGCAGGCCGAAGCGCAAGTGCCTGCGCAGGATGATGCAGAAGGGGGCTAAGTGTCCTTCTAATGGCTGAGCAAATTGCCCAAATCAAATCGGCACCCGGCATCAAGCGGGACGGCACCAAGTTCGAAGGCGACAACTATGTCGACGGGCAGTGGGTGCGCTTCCAGCGCGGGTTGCCGAGGAAGATGGGCGGCTACCGCTCGATCAACAAGTTCTTGCGCGGCCTGCCGCGCACGCTCTTGGAGTACACGCAGGATCTTCAGACCTACGTGCACGCGGGCTCAGCCAATCGCGTCGAGCGGTTCTTCATCGACGGCACGTACAATACGAGCGTCATCACCGACCGCACGCCGACAACGGGCTTCACGGCCAGCGACGCCAATCTCTGGCAGTTCACCGTTGCCTACGACACCGCCTCCGGCAATAAGATCGTCGCGCAGGTCGCCCCGAACCTCAACTGCATCTGCAACAGCGACGCGGGCGAGATCTTCACGGGCGACCTCCTCGGCACCGGCGTGCTGACTGCCGTACCCGCCCTCAATAAGCCCGCCAACTTCAACTGCACCGGCGGCGTGGTGACGCTGGCTCCGTACACCTTCGCCTTCGGCAATGACGGCTACGTCGCGTGGTCGGTGCCCAACAAGCCCGATGACTACACCGGCTCAGGGGCAGGCAATGCCTACGTCACGGGTCAGAAGATTGTGCGCGGTATGCCCCTGCGCGGTGGGCCGGGCAACAGCCCCTCGGGCCTATTCTGGTCGGCAGACAGCCTCATCCGCGCCAGCTACATCGGCGGCACGGCGCTGTTCCAGTTCGACACGATCAGCACGCAGTCGTCGATCCTGTCCGCGCAGTCGGTCATCGAGTATGACGGCGTCTTCTACTGGATCGGCACCGACCGCTTCCTGATGTTCAACGGCGTCGTGCGCGAGGTTGAAAACAACCTCAATCTTAACTTCTTCTTCGACAATCTGAATTTCGCCCAGCGGCAGAAGGTCTTCGCCATGAAGGTGCCGCGCTTTGGCGAGATCTGGTGGTGCTTCCCCTTCGGGACTAGTGAGGAGCCGAACCACGCCATTGTCTACAACGTCCGCGAAAACATATGGTACGACACGGCGCTGCCGAACGAGGGGCGCGGCGCGGGCCTGTTCCCTGCCGTCTTCCGCAAGCCCCTGATGTCGGGCGTGCAGCCGCAAGAGTTCACCGCCTTCGAGGTTGACGTGGTCGTCGGCGGCACTGGCTACGCCGTGGGCAACATCCTGACAGTGTCAGGCGGCTTCGGCCAGATCGACGCGGAACTCACGGTCTCCACCATAGGCGCAGGCGGCGCAGTGACTGGTGTGACCATAAGCAATGCGGGCAGCTACACCGAGATCCCGAGCAACCCCGTGAACGTGACTGGCGGCGCGGGGGCAGGTGCCACCTTCGACATTGTCTTCGAGCAGCCCTACAAGTTCTGGGTCCACGAGGTCGGGACCGACGAGATTGACGGCCTGCTGCTGAACCCGATCAAATCCTACTTCGAGACGGCGGACTTGTCGCTGCCGGTGACGACGCAGCAGAACAAGGCGCTGCAGGTGCTCATGCTCGAGCCTGACTTCGTCCAGAGCGGCGACATGACGGTGCAGGTGCGCGGCCGCGCCAACGCCCGAGCGCAGGAGGTGAATGGGGATCCGGTGCTCATCACAGAGACTGCGGCGACGCCACAGGAGCAGGTCGTGTTCCTGAAAACCCAACGCCGCGAGCTGCGCTTCCGCTTCGAGAGCAACACGCTCGGGGGCGACTACCAGATGGGTCTGGTGCTCGCGCACCTCCAGCCCGGCGATGGCACGACCTTGGGATGATAAATCCCCTCGGAATGTCTTGGCAAGACTGGGCTTCTTCGGTTATACTGGTCGTAGGCGATGCGTGGTCATTCGGGAGGCCTCCCGAAGAAGCTGCGTGGCGCGATTGGGCAACGGGGCTTGTACGCGCGTCTCCTTTTACGCAGCGCACCCTTCCTGATCCTTACCAGTTCTCGGACTGGCGCGAATGGGCAATGCGCGCTTATCCGATGCTCGAAAGTACAGGTTGATGGACGAATACTATATCCCCGGCTTAATGGACTATTTG